ATGATGGCGCAGTGTTTTCTCCTATGAAGGTCGCGACCTAATTTCCAAAGTTACGCCAAAAGCTACGCCTTCAAATCATACTTTTATTAATGGAATCCGGAAATAGAGTCGAGGTCGAGTTTAGTGCCATAGTGTGACGATCATAAAGTCGAAGGAATCTGAGTGGGTCTTCGACCTCGCGCAGGTTCGGCCCGATGCTAGGGCCGGACATTACACAGAGATATTCAACGGACTCGTCACGCGTCAAACCAACCAAAGTCTCATTCCCTTCAGCGTCCGTGGTCAGCGCGAATGTCGCATGTAAGTAGTCGCGATGGCTGCCGTCGAGGTCGAGGTTCATGATGTGTCCTTATAGGTCGATTTATGCTGATTCAGCCCGGTCTATCCGAACTGCTTGCAACTCACGATCATGACACGTAAAAAGTGGTCGATTAACGTTTATTATTGCTGCTCACATCTTGGCCCTCTAGGCCCTGCGAACTACGCAACACCACGATGAAATTGGCTACGGCGCAGTGTTTTCTCCTATGAAAATCACCGCCTATTTCGCAAAACTACGCCTTCGAATCGCTACTTGATCCGGAGGCGTTCGTCCTCCTGGACGCACGGTTCGTTGCGAAGATCCTCGCGTAATGACTCCAGCAAGAGGCCTAGGCCGCCGCTTATGGTAATGGTGCGCTGCACCTGGTCGATCTTCAACGCCAGCGCGCGCAGACGCTTTATCTCCCACAGCAACTCAACGATGTCACGCGGGTCCTTATGCAAACCGATTTCGTGCAGGCGTTCACGCGTCAGTGGAGGCTTGAATAACATGTCAATCAATACTGTATAAACGTACAGTATAGAACACCCGAGTGCAGACGCATGTACTCGCTCACTTCAACGATTCTCAAGCCACGGCAGCGATCACGAAGTCGTGCCCGTGCTAGGTGTTTGGGCGAGCAAAGCGCTCTTGGCCTCGCTGCCGCGCGTGCTGCCGTAGTAGTAAGAAACCACCGCGGTGAATGTGGAGCTTAGCGCGCCCAGCATGATGTTCAAAATATCGCGGTTCTCGTCCGGGATGATCTTGAACAGCATGGCGGCCAGCATCCCGAAGAATCCTGCCGTGACCAGGTACGCCAGAATTTTCGGGGTACGGTCCTTGACTTGAATCTCGCGGTTCCGCGCGCTGTCACGATCAGCATTACCCAGCGCTGCCATGGCCTCCATGTTCTTGAAGCCAAGTGACTGCATTTGCAACGAGAAGTCCAGGTCGGCCTGCTTTAGCTTGAGCATGTCGTCGGCGGTGGCGCCACTGAGCGCGAGCTTCAGCCCGGCTTCAGTCTTATCGGCAAGGCCCAGGGCGTCGGCAGCTGCAGTGATGGCCATGCCACCGAGAGGGCCAGTCAAGGCCGTGGCGATCCATGGTGCCACGGTAGCAAGAATTGCTTTGATGTCCATCAGAAGTGTCCTCCACGCATTAATTTTTCAAGCCGCTTGGCGCGGTCGCCGACTTGCTTTGCCCACAGCGAATCCATCATCTCGTCGGCGGCCAGGTCGTATTGCTTTGCCCGCAGCGCGGCGAGGAACTTGCGGAACGCGGACAGCTTCGGCCAGCCCATGTTGAAGCACATGTTAGCCAGCACGTTCTGGCGCGCGTCGCAGAGTTCGCGCCACCAGGGCGCGTTGCGGTCAAGCTCATGCTCGACCAGGGCGACGTCTTCGTCGAGCATGAACTGGATCAAGGCCGGCGACATAGCCCGGTCGGAGAAGTTGCGACCGACGCCGCCGCTCCACTTGCCGACGGTGTCCAGGTACAGTTTGTTGCGCTCGCCTTCGTCGATGCGAAGCTGCGCGTCGAGTTTTTCGCGGATCATTTTCGGCTCCAGAGCGAGTAGAGAAGAACAGCAGCACCGCCGACGGCCGCGATCCATTTGGCTGGGCGTTCCAGCCAGCCCAGCACCTTGATACCCCCGCGCATGCTGCTGACTGCCTCAAGGAAGTCGGCCAGGACGGTAAAGTCGATCCGCCCAAGCGCGGCTTGAATCGTTTGCTGGTTCTCGGCCATGACGGCCTGATTCTCGACCATAGTTACTTGCTGATCTGCCACACCCTTGGTGAGGGATGTGTTGGCTGCGAGGCTGTTCTTGAGGCCGTGCACCTCGCCGGTGAGCCGCGCGAAGTGAGCAACAAGGCGGTCGAAACGCTCCTCGGCCGTGGTGCCGCTTGCGATGTCTCGCAGCAGGGATGGATCTGATGCGATTTCTTCTTGATCGGGCATGTGCTTCTTTCAGGTAATGGCGCTCGGTGGCGCCCGTTGGAACTTGGTTATGCTGGCCAGGTGATATCTGCCAGGTCGGCAGGCGTTTCGGCGGCGATGATCTGTGCCTGCAGCTGTTCGTTAATGCCGCGCTGCGTGAGGTTGGCGTCAATGGAGGCGTCGCCAACCTGTTGAATCTGAGCGGCCGTGTGCATGCGGTATGCCCACACACGGGCGGCATCCATGCACCAGAACGGCCGGATCCAGTCGGGGCCGACGTTGGGGTAAAAGGAACGCATCACCAAGCCGGTTAGATTGATCTGGTCGTTCGGCTTGGCCGGGTACGTGTGCGGCGCGCCGAGCGCCGACGATACGAACCCGGCCAGGATCGCATCGGTGCAGCAAGAAGCGATCGCAGCGGCCTTGCTCGATCGATGATCATCCATCGTGCGCGGATCGGTCCACACCACAGCGCCGTCGACGAGGTGCGCAACGAAGCTATCGGGACACGCCGCGCGATCGAAGTCGCCGGCATACTCGACCAGCTCGATCCCCTCCGGCACCGGGCTTGGCGGCTTGAGTTGCGGGCCGTCGTCGAGGTCGGGCTGCCACATCGTGCCCAAGATGAGCGCGTCTGCCCGCACCATCAAAAATTGTTTCATATTGGCTGTCCGTTTCCGAATTGAATTGCGATGGACGAGCCGTCGCCGGCCGTTGCCTGATTGGCGTCTGTTACCGTCAGCGACAGGTACGCGCTGATGTACGTGCCGTTGCCCTTCGCCTGAATTTGAACGGATTCGCCGGTTGGATCGCCTACCATCCGAATATCGTTCGGGTTACCGTTTTCGACACTGAGCGTCCACTGGCGACGAAACGGCGCCACACCGTTGACCATGGACGCGGAGAACGTCCCGAACGAAACAAACGTGCTTGTATTCACCTGGTTCATCGCGTTGATGCCGGGGATCGTGATGGCAAATGTTGTGTTGATGCGCGGCGTGACCAGGATGGCGTTCGTGATCGTGATTTGCTTGTTGACCAGTCGAAACCCCGGCATATCGACGTCACCATTGGCGGCGAAATACACGTATTTGCCGTCGGTGTAATTGCCGAGTTGAATGCCTTCCGGCCCGTAATACGTGACGTTGCCAGCACCGGCCGCCGGCCAAAAACCGAAGGTCGGCATATTCGGTGACATGAGCGCGCCGCGAAGAATGACGTTAAAGCCGAAGAAATTGCCGGTGCGCTGCAGATACCAACCGGCGCCACCTGTACCCGTCAGACCGTTCCAGTTCGACGAATAAAGGTCGCCACCAAACATCACGTTAGTGACCCCCCCGGGCGGCAGGAAACTGGCCACTTGGGGCACGCTCATTTGTCCACTGATGCCGGCGGCCGTCGCCGTGGTCGCCGCCGCAGCGGCATTTGCCTGCAGCTTGGCCGCGACAGCATCCAACAGCTTTTGCCGTTCGCGGTACACGTCAACAAACCGGTCGCGCATGTAAGGGCCATCGTACGGGCTGTCGATGAGGACGTTCGACCAGTCGGTGGTGCTGGACCCGACGTTGTTTGTCAGGAAAGCGGCCAGGGTATTGATCGTGCCCTGGTAGGTCGCCGCACTGATTCCCAGGTCGGTGGCCTGTTTTGCGATACCAGCACGCTCGGTGTCGATGGTCGTAAATTCGGTGATGATGCGCGGCTTTTCGCTCTTGTCCAGAATACCGTCGCTGCCGATTGCAGTGATCGCGTCGCGTGCCGTGTTTGCGGTTTGCGCGGCGGCAGCAGCGGCCTGCGCAGCGTTGCTGGCCGCCGTTGCTGCACTTACGGCTTTCCCATCGGCCGTGCTCGCGGCGCTCGCCGCCGCAGCGGCATTTGCCTGCAGCTTGGCCGCGACAGCATCCAGCAGCTTTTGTCGTTCGCGGTACACGTCAACAAACCGGTCGCGCATGTACGGGCCATCGTACGGGCTGTCGATGAGCACGTTCGACCAGTCGGTGGTGCTAGATCCGACGTTATTCGTCAGGAAAGCGGCCAGGGTATTGATCGTGCCCTGATAGGTTGCTGCGCTGATGCCCAGGTCGGTGGCTTGTTTTGCGACGCCGGCGCGCTCAGTGTCGATGGTCGTAAATTCGATAATGACGCGCGGCTTTTCGCTCTTGTCCAGCACGTAATCACTACCGATTGCAGTTAGCGCGTCGGTGCTCGCGTTGATCGCCGGCGTCAACGCGCTGTTTAACGTCCCGGTTGGAGCGCCTTCAATCGTCAATCCGGTACCGGTTGTGAACATCACGACGCCGGCATCAGTTTTAAACGTCGCGGCGCTGCTGGTCAGCGCGCCATTTGCATCGACGCCAAATTTACCGTTCGCGCTGCTGATCAGGCCCGTAACGGTCAGCGCTCCGGTGTTGGTGCTCTGCGCCGACAAGCTCCCCACTTTCAGCGATGACACGTAGGGAATCGACCACGTGACCTGGTTGGTCGCCGGGTTATAGATGCCGTCGAACTGCATCAGGTACTGGCCAGCAGTCAGCGCCGGGACCGTTGCCTGCGGCGTGCCGGTCAGACCGCTGCTGTTTGCCGCTGGCAGGCTGGCGCGGCCGGTGGTGGCGGTCGGCGCGGTCGATGCGGTGCCGACGGTCGTGGCAACGTAGGCGGTGACATACGACAGTCCGTCGCCGCCCGCGTAAGTTTCTGCACCAACGCTGGCGGTCGACCAGTTGAAAGGCGTCGACGTGGCGCCGGCCGTATCAGTCACCGTGACCTTTGCTGACCATTGCGTATATCCGGGGATGGCCGCACCTGGAGCCAACGCCCAGTTCGCCGGAGCGCCGCCGAACAGGCCGGTTGCCCATGAAAGCGCGCCGGTACCCGATGGCGCAGCCGGGATGGTGGCCGCCCACTGAAACACCTTGATTTCCTTCGACTGGATGCCGGCCGCGCCGGTTGCTCCATTTTGCGACCACGCCCGGGCGACTGCGGCCGCATACGCTGCCTGGGTGACCTGCGTTGTCGTCGCGCTGGCAGCTGCAGTCACCGGCACTTCGACAGTCCATGGGCGCAGCAGCGGCGTTCCCGGGTTAGCCGGCAGATTGATGGCCCACCCATCCGACGCCGAATATCCAGAATTCGCCAAGCTCGCCCAACTGAAGCTCGATGTCCCTGTCGGCAGTGCCGGCGCTGACATACCCCACTGATACAAGCGAGCGGTACCGGTCTTCACACCGGCGGCGCCATCAGTGCCCTTGAACAGCGCCCAGGTATAGTCCGCCGGATTCGTCGACTCAACCGCGGTCGTCTTGTTGAACGCCATGCCGATGTAGGTCATGCCAGTCGGCGAATCATTCAGACCGGCGCCGGCCGCGGATGTTGCGTATTTCGTCCAGGTGAAGTTGCTGTTGCCCGGCGTCTCGGCATACTCGCCGGACCGAACCGTTGCCTCAGCCCAGTTGAAGTAAGTGGGGGCATCGATCGTCACGTCGGTCACCAACACTTCAGCGGACCACAGCGACACCCCACCACTGGCCGGTGCTGCAGTAATCGCCGCAGTGTATCCATCCGGGATGGCAAATGACTGGGTCGCCCAATCGTAAAAGGTACTTCCCATCGGCGCGTCCGGCTTCGTCTCAGCCCACTTGTACACGGTCGGCCGGGCCGAGAAAACATTGACCTGGTACGTCGTGGCCACCCACGCCGACTTCACGTTCAGGTAGGGATCGACGCAGCGGGCACGGATCAGGTAGAACCAACCAGGCGTGATGGGCGACAGGTAGGCTTGCGTCTCGCTACCCGAGACGACAATACGCTGCACCACGCCACTGGTGATGGCAGCCCATTCGATTTCGATCTGGCCGTTCAGAAACACCGACTGGTTTGTCGAAGCTGGCCAAGTGGCCAGGATGCGTGGCAGCGTCGAGCCATCAGGCTGGCGCAACAGGGTTGCCTGGCCCGACGTGCATTCGAGCGCTGCCAGCGCATCGACCTTCCACGGATCGGGCAGGTTCGTGTTCGGCGTCGCATCGATAACGACCGAGTCGGCAAAATCCCAAATACTTTCGTCGTCTTCCTTCAGCGTCAGCTGCACCGCCGACGTGGGCGAGTAACTCTTGTCGGTCAGGCGGTAGACCTTGGCAGACTGGCCGAGGAACTCGCTGGTGAACGACACACGCTGGCCAACCTTTAGCGACCAAGCCTTCAGCGAAAAATCCGCCTGCAGGGTAAAGCCGTTGCGCTGGTCCTCGGTGAAGATGCGCGCCAGGTTGGTTACGCGCTGTAGCGAATCAGTAAAAGGAAAATCGATGTTGGTGTACAGGTCCCGCCCGTCGTTGTCCAGGTAAGTAGAGTTCTGATACGGCGCAAAGTCGGTGAGGACGTAATCGTTCTCGTCGCTGATGTACTGGCCCTTCACGCCGTTGTAGATCGCCGCGTCCGAAGCGCCCGGAGTGATCGACAGCGCGCCGACGATGTCCGACTGCTGAAGGGCGATCACGGGCGCCGTGAAGGTGCCTGCGTACACTTCCCACGTCGTCGACACGATGCCGCCCGCCATGGCCTGAGCCATCGTCTCCAGCACGTTGGACTGGGCTTGATCCGACGTCACCGTGCCGTTGATGGTGTAGCGGCCGCCGGCAACGCTTGTCTCGTCGCAGACGTTTGCCGCAGTGATGAACTGGGCAGCCGGGAGATCAGATGCCGGCACGCCGCACAGCGGGGAAGTGAGGTAGTCGTAGGTAGCCAATGCCACGTTCTGCGACCAGCGGGTCTGCCCATCGCGCGGATCGTAAAGTTTTTTACCGCGAACGAGAGCGTGGATCGGTACCTGGCCACCCTGAAATTCTGGATAGTTCAGGTCCAGCGTGATCACGGTGTAGCACATGCCGCGCAGCACCGCGGCTGCCGTCCACTTGTCAGGCACGACGGACATCAGGTACGAGTCGGCGGGGTCGTCAGGGCCGCCCAGGTGCTTGCGCACGCGCACCGCCGACGCGAACGTGACTTCCTGCGAATTGACCAGGTCAGCGAAGCCGCGCGAGGCGCCATATTCGTACGACACGACGACTGCTGCGTTCTCCTCGATGGTAATGATCTTGCCGACTGCACGCACGATCGCCACGCGCTCCATGTCGGCGCCCTCGCCTACGAACACCCACAGCGAGCCGCTCTTCGGAAACTTTGACAGCGTGAAGGTGGGGCCGTGCAGGCGCTCCTCCATGATTTCATAATCCGGGTTGGTCGCGAAACGCCCCGTGATCACGTCGCCCGCCGAGTTCAACAGCCCAACGGCCACGTTGTTGACATAGATCTCCTCGATCGCATCGCACTCATGCGCTGCGTGCACGCACACGAGGTGCTTGAACTGGTCCTTGTCGCCACTGGAGAACATGGCCACGATGTCGGCGCCGACCTTGGCCCGGCCGTAAATGTAACGGTGCGGCGCTTCGGTCGCAATGCGCGTGGCCATGCGGTCCTGCATCGCGGCATTCGCGGCGCTCTTCGCATCGCGTTCAGCGCGGCGCGCCTGCGCCGATCCATAGACCGCCATGCCAGCTGACATGACGACGGCGGCCGCTACCAGATACACGGTGGCCGCAGTGGTACCCGCCCAAGCGGCAAACACCGCGACGGCGGCGGTGACAGGTTCGGCATGCGCCATTGGCGACATGCACAGTAGGAAAATCAGAAACGCCAGGCGCATTTTGCTTCCATTCGATCAAGAAAAACAAGGCCGCTCTCACCTACCGAGACGACATGGGAACCACTAAAAAGGAACGCCGTACGATCGATCAACGCGATGTCGCCGTCACGCGCGAAGTTCGGCGCGATCCGCTCCAGGTTGGCGTCGAACAGCGCTTCCAGACCGCCAGCCTCGTCGACCTTGCGAATCGCTTCCTTGGCGCTCGCCCAGGGCTTGTACGCGCTCAGGTAGTCGCGGCCGGTGGCAACCTCGATCCAGCCGACCGAGAAGAGGACGCAGTCGTTCTCTCCCCACTGGAAGGGCCGCTGCAGATGGCTGCTGATGTAAGTGGAAAGTTTCATTTTTGCTGGAACCTCTTGGATAGCCACACCGACGGATTGCTGATCAGGTCAGTCAGGTAATCGAAGCCGGTGTCGCCCGGGTGGGCTTTCTTCTGCTGAGCGGCATTGAGCCGGAACGAAGGGCGCCGCTTAAGCCCGTATGCGCTGGTCTCGCACTTGAGGGATATGGAGCCGCTCTCGCCGTCGACGCCAACGCTCACCATGTCCATGATTCCGGACCAGCATTGCACGGGCGTGTCGACCAGTTGAAACGACTCGTTCAGCGGGCACATGTACATTTTCGCTACGCGGCCGCGATAGGCTTCCACCGGCCCTACCGCCAACGCCAGCCACGCGGGCTGCGCGGCATTGATTGTGAAGGTCAGCGGGTGCGACTCGAGCCCGTCCGACTCATCGACCGAACCAATGGAGCCGATGGACCCGACGCCGGACCAGTCGTAGCCGCCCCAGGTGATGGGAAAGTTCGCCGTCGACAGGCGCGAGGTGCCGCTGGAAAATTGGAATTCAACGAAATAGACGGTGCGGGTGACTGCCTTGGCCAGCTCCGCATTTTGTGCTGCTGTAGTCATGGGTTCCGATCGGGCGTAAAAAAAGCCCCGTCACTTGCATGAGGGGCTTCGGTTGATTGAGGGGCCTTACGAGCGCCAGTCTTCCAGGAGGTCTAGCGACAAGCCATCGACAATGCCGCCTGGCTTGTTCTCCCACTGCGACGTGGAGTCCTGGCGCCGGAACAGCGCGCAAGGCCTGTACCAGGTCACCACAGCCCCCGCAGAGAGCGAATTGCGCAGGGCTGGCTCGAACACAACGTTGATGACGCCGGACGCGTTGGCGACCGCATCAGCCACCACCATGACGACCTGCTGCAGGAGGCCGGTCCCCACGCCCAGGTAATCGCCAGCGAGAAGCGTTTTACCGGCCTGGCCGGCCGCGGTGATCGTCAACGACGTGGCACCCTGGAATGTGGCCGGCGCCGTCATCGAGCCGCGCATGGTGCCGATGGGCTGCTCGCGACCCTTGTCCCACAGTGCAAGCTGGTTGGTCCGGCCGCGCAGCTGCAGGAGCAGCGCCTTCCAACGCCCGATCTGCGTCGGGTCTGGCGTGGCCGTGATCGACACGGCCCACACCGGCGCCGATGCTTCGAGCGCTTGTGCCCCGAAAGCTGACCGGAACTCGACGTCGTTGCGCTTTTGCGCCCAGGTCTGGCCAGCGCTGCGCAGATCAGCCGGGAATTGAATGATGCTCATTAGATCCTCCCTGCGCGTTGCAACTTCTCGACCAGCTCTGCATTGCCTTGCTGGACCGCTGATCGAACCATTTGCTGATTGCGTGCCATATCCGTGGTCCCATCAATGCGAATGTTGTAGGTTTGTGTGATCGGCCCGCCGGCCCCAGCTGCAGACTCATTGCCCTCTTTGCCAAGCCGGCGAATGGTGTCGGCATGCTGTGCCGGCAGTACCATCTCTTTTTCGTGCAGCTGCGTCAGCGGGTTCACGCCAGCAGGAATATCGAATCCCTTCGCTGCGGACGCGACGCTTAGCGTTGCTGCGGCAATTGCCGTCGCGGCAAAACCCTCGCTCATCGCAAGGGCCGCCGCGGCAGCGGCTGGCGCCAACCCCGGGCCGACTATGGGAATCGCCGCGGTCGACGCAAATGCATTGAGTCCCGCCATCGCCACCATGGCCTGCGACTGCGCAGCGATCGTGCCGGCAAAGGCACCAGCTGAGATCTTGTCGGTCAACAGTTTTTGAATGCCGATTTTGATGAACGCCGCAATGAAGCTCTCGGAGATGCTGACGGCAACAGTTGCCAGCGATTCGCCCAGGTTGTCGCCGTGGGCGATCGTCTTCGCAATGCTGCTCGACACCCCATCCGCCATCCCCTCGAATGCGTTGGTAAATGCCGCTGCCGACTGCCCAGCGACGTCTTGTGCGCGCGTGAGGTAGTTGGCCCATGCATCCTGCGCGCCCAGCAGCCAGTCGCCTTGGGCGGCGTCCATCGCGGCAGTGCGATCGTTGTAAGCCAATACCTCGGCCGCATAGGTGTCGGTTGCGATCTGCAGGTAGGTGTCGTACTGCGCCTGCGTGATCTGATTATTCCGCAGGCTGGTGTCGAGCGCGTCGACCTTGCCATCCTTGGCATCGGACATCTGGCCACGCGCCGTTTGGTCCTGCCGGAACTTGTCACCTTTGCCGAGACCCGCGATCGCGCGGCTGTCCTGGCTTTTGATCGATGCGATATATTGCTCAGCAGCTTTGGTCGCGTCGACGTACGACTGTGCAATGCGACGATTCGCCGTCTCCTCCTGGATCGCATTGACCTCGATGGCCACCACGCTTTGTGAGCGCAGCTGGTCGATCTTGGCCTGCGCCTCCACAATTTTTTTCTGGTTGTCCAGCTTGCGCTTGCCGACGCCACCCTCTTTCTCAAGCCGGTCAATTTCGGCCTGCAGCGCGGTTTCTTGCGCTGCGCTGTTGAGACGGATGAAGCCAAGTTTCGAGTCGTAATATTCTTTGTCGTCGACCAGCCCGGCTGAGCGCAGTGCCTGCATGACTTGTTCGGCATTCGAAAACGCGGCGATCTGCGCTTGCCCCACCTTCCTGATATTTTCGATGTCCAGGTTGAGCTGGGCGCTGGCGATCTTGTCGGCCTCACCCTTCTTTTCTTTATCGGGCGCTCCGTTGAATGTCAGAGTCGGCTTGGTAGCGGCTGGCTTGTCCGCTCCTGGCAACCTGGTTTCGGCATTAAATTGTGCAATCTGCCGGTCCGCGATGCGCTTCTTCAGGCCAGTCGAAAACAACGGCCGATCTTCAATTGCTTTCAGGACGCCCTCAGTGTCCTTTGCGTACTGAATCGCTTCCTTGAACTGCCCTTTGCCCGCAAGCGCTGCTGTTTCGAAACTGCGACTTCGCGCAACACGTATCTCTTCGAGCGCCCGGCTGATTGCCGTGAACCCGTCAACCAGCCCGGAAATGGCAAGAAGCGACTGGTCGGCAAAGTCGGCGATGCCGGTGACCTTGCTCAGATCCGTTGCTCCTTTATTGATCCCGGCCAGCTGCAGCAAGAAATCCTTGCTCGCACCCACGAAATCGTTGATCGACGGTAGCAGTGTGACCGCAATCTCCTGCGCGTACAGACCAATTTCCGTCCGCAACTTCGCCTGCTTATCCGCATATTCGTCGGCCATCGCGATCTGCTGCCCGGTCAAAATCACCTGGCGAGAGCCCTCGTTGGCCAGCTCCTTCAAGAATGGCATCGCATCGGCGCCGGCCTTGCCCAGCAGCGCAATCGCCACATCACCTTTGACAGCCCCGTCTTCAAACTTGTCCAGCGCCTTGGCGATGGTCTCGATTCGATCGGCTGCACCCAATTTTTTGAAGTCGTCGAGGTTCAAGCCTAGGGCTTTTATCGCTGTGCCAGCAGCTTTCGAATCGTCGTCGACACCTACCAGGTTCGTCGACAGCTTGACAGCCATGCCGGCGACAACGGACATTTCAACGCCGGCGGTGCCAGCTGCCAATGCCAGCGACGCGATGTTCTCCGTGGTATCGCCGGTCTTCTCCGCTAAGTCTTGGAAGTCGCCAACTTCCTTGACCAGACTGTCAAACTTCGCCGCAGCGGCGATCGACGCCGCGCCGATCGCGAGGATACCGGCCGCAATCGTTTTGTTGATTTTTGCCGAACGCTCTTCAGCTGCTTCGACCCGCCTGGCTGCAGCAACGCGCGCATCCGCTGCGTCGTGTGCGGCATCGGCCGCAGCCAGCTGCGCTGCAGTGGCGCCGCGCAATGTCAGCTTGTACTTATCGGCTTCACGTGCCGACATGCCCATCGTAGCGTTTTGCGTTTCCAGGCTCTTGATGTAACGATCAATCGACCGGGACGCGGTGGCAGTCGCCTGCACAGTGGAAGTACCAAGGCCTGCGATCGAGCGCTTGGCATCTTCAATGCCGGCCTTGAGTTTTGTCGCATCAACCTCTACGGCAATGACGCCACGTCCAATTTCATCACCCATCGTCTGCCCATTAAAAAAGGCACCCGAAGGTGCCTGTATGTGTCATTTCCGAAACGCCTTATTCGCGTTCAGGCTGTCGCTGCCCCAACCCGTTCGCACTGTATGCCGAATTGGTCAAGCTATAGTCCATGAGCTTTCCGGACGAATCGAATACAAACGAAGCGGAGTTAATTTTCATGTCAACGCCGCCAGTGAAAGCACCCACCACTGGCACGTACGTTGACCCGCGTATTTTTTGTTCGACCGATGCATACGCCAGCGTGCGGCCACTCATGCTGGACATGACCGTCATGGGCTTGCCAAGCGCTGCAATTACCTCAGCTTCGGTCGTCACACCTTTTTGGAATTTCGAGATCTGGTCCGACGTAACCGGCTTTGCTGGCGGAGCTGAAGCGCAGCCGCCAACGGCCAAAGCAAATATTACACATGCAGCAAGTTTTAACATCGTGGCTCCTGGTTAATTTCGGCAATGTTACACGACCGCTATTTACCCTCGTGCATTTTTGCTAACGCCGCATCTTCCATTTCGCGAATCCCCTCGAAAACGTCAGGCCGGTCCTTCGCCGCAATTCCATTCAAGCGCATCACGACGGGCAGCGCGGCGTAGTCGAGCCCCGTAGCGCCAGACATGCCGACACGCCACTGCGTACACATCGCAATGAACACGGCGATTGTCGGCACGTTGTCTGGCCACACTTCCACTGGTGGCCCACTTGCTTCTTCGACTGTCAATCCCCAAGCGGCCGCCTCCGCTTTGCTCGGCCCTTTCGAGTAGAGCGCAACGGCGGCGGCCCTTAGTTTTTTACTTTTGCTTTCGTCAGCTCATCGATGTATTTCACATAGACGTTGACGCCGGCGCCGAGGTAATTCTGCAGCATCGTCGCCGCCGCTTCCGGCGTGAATACTTCGGCAAAATCCCACCCCACCACCATTTCCATCAGCGATTCAGCGTCGCTCTTCCCTTCACGCGAAGCCACGAATGCTGTCATCTCATCCTTCGTGCGGTGCTTGAAGGTGAAGTCAACATCCACCGGCGCGCCGCCGGCGATCGGGATGGAAACAGGCGCTTTAAACGTCGGCGCCGCGACGATTGAGAGCTTGCCCATACTTACGCCGCGTAACGAACAGGTTCAGCCAGCAGGGATGCCGTGACCTCGCACGCCATGATTTCATTGACGGTCAGCGAGGGCGTTTTGTTCAACGAGATGTACGCGTTGTAGAGGATCTTCGCCATCGATGGCAGATCGATGCGCATGCCGCGCGGCAGGCGATCGTCGTTTGCCGCAGACGCCAGCTGGTAGCCTGGCAGGAGCGGATCGTCGCCGACGCTGAACGTCAGGCCGGCCGCACTCTTCACGGTCGGAATGCGCTTTTGGGAATCGCCTTCCAGGAACTGGTATTCGAGGAACTGCTGTTCGCCACCATTCGAGCCGGACGACAAGATTTGCGACAGCTGCGTCCAGGTCAGGATTTTACGGAACGAGCCGATGCCAGTGCCTGCAGGATAGATCGACGTCAGGGTCGTATCGTAGCCCTCCAGCACGAACGTGGATGTCGTTGCGGACAGGACGCGCACGACCTTGCCAGTCAAGCGACCCCAGCCCGAAGTAATTTCAACATAGTCGCCAGCGACGAGTGTGTTTGCGGCCGTCACGACAGCTGCGACGGCGTTGCTGATTGCCGTGAAATTCACCGAAGCTGCGTACGTCGCCGCCAGCGAGATGATGGCGCCATTTGGAAGAGTGATCATTTGTACCTTTCAATCGAACATAAAAAAAGCCACCCGAAGGCGGCTGGTTGTGATGCGCCCGAAGGCGGTGAAACTAATTCCAGAAACTGAAGTCCTGCATCGAGCCCTTCAGCTTCGTATCTGGTTCGTACACAGCGACTGCGTTGCTGAGTACCGTTGTCTGTAACGCGGAAAGCTCGCGCAGCGCGTTCTCAATCTGGTCGCCCAAGGTTTGCGCTTCAAGCCGCGTATCGGCCCAGACGTTGATTTGAATACGAGCATTCTTCTTCCCGGGAACACCACGCTCGACGAAGTTGATTGGCTTGCCGCCGGCTGCCTGGTAGGTGATGTAGGGCCGGTCTGTACCTTCCGGGGCAATGTCTGGGAAGACCCGACCGTTGGCAAACTGCGCCAAGGCGCCATGCAGGATGGTGAGCATGCTCATTTCACACCTCGCAAGATGCTGAACTTTTCAGCCATTGCGGCCAGGCCCGCCTCGCCTGCTTCCTTCTGCTTGGTGTCATAAGCCGGGCGCATGAATGGTTTTGCAGGTGCGGATGAAGAACCGTATTCCACTTGCATTGCAGCGCGGTGGGCCTTCCAGGTGGTCGACTTCTTTGTCTTGCGTCGCACGAAACTGTGGCCGAACTCGACGAAGCGCCAATAGAACGCATCGCCTTCGACGTTCATCTTGCCTTTGCGGACGGTGACGTAATACATCTGCTTTGTGCCGCCATCTGATTTCTCCTCGATCCGTTTGACGATGATGTTGCGCTGGATCGTCGCCGTATCGACCGGTACCAGGCGCACGGCTTCGTCGCGATAAACGGCGGCCGCAGCAAAGCCGCCCGCGCGCAAGATCGCTTCAGCATCCGGCCCAAGCATTTTTTCGAGACCAGCCGTCATATCGCCTGAGATTTTGACCTCGAAGCTATTAGCCATTGTTCTGCCCTCGCGTGCACATCAGATCCAGCCAGCGGCCGTCGCGCTCAAGCACAGCTTCGATGTCGTAGATGTCCTGGCGGTGCAGGACTCGCATCTTCGCTGCGATACCTGGGCGCTTCCGGATCCGGATTTCCGCCATCACGGCGTTTTTCGTCGCCGCGGCCGCGATGAATTGGCGGCCAGTCATATCCCGCACGCGCGCCCACAGCTTGCCGTCGCCGGCAGCCAGGACGTTGACCCAGCCGTCGACCTGCTCGTTCAGTGCATTCTTAGTCGTGCCCTGCTCCTGCAGCGTCACGCGCTGGTCCAGCTCGCCCGGGTTCATCCGAACACTCCCAGCGGGTCGAGCAGGCGTTCGATGAACCTGCTGGACTCGGTTTCCTTAAAGTCCCGGTCGCCCGGGTCCCACTGCTGCGCCAGGCGCGCCAGCACGTACAGCTTCACGCAGGCCGGCGTCGACGCACTCGTGGGGCCATGCCCCGCAGTGAAGTTCACCGTAACGACATTCGGCCCGCAAGCCGTGGTGGGCCAGTTGCGCCCTCGTGCCGGCACGAGGTAGCCCGGTTGCGTCTCCTTGTTGACGTAATAGACCTGCGAGTCCAGGATCTGCTCTTCGCCATCCGGGTCGAAGAACTTCACACTCTCGACACTGAACGTTGGCGCCGCCAGGCGGATCACATCGCCGAAGCGGGCCAGCGTCACGCGCATCGGGCGATTGATGAAGGCGCTGCCTGATGTCTGCTCTGCCTCCGCAACGATGCCGGCGATCCAGATGGCCAGCAGCGCATCGAGCGTCGTGTCGTCCTGCTCGATGCGCAGGTTGGTTTTCGCATCGGCTAGCGACACTGCCAATTCGGCAGGTTCTGCCAGTTTCTTCAGGGTCATCGATTGTTCCTTTGCGTTGCTGCCGGCCATGGGTTTGACACGCTGGTCGGGTGGTGATGTGGTTCGATCCAGGATGCGCATAGCCGGATCGCAGTGCAGACGTCTAGACTGGAGTGCGCGTCATTTGATGCGCACCTGGACGGAGGCCGACGCTTGGCTCGTCGCCTATTACGCCACCTTCGCGTGTTCGCCCAGGGCGATTTGTTTGGTCAGTTCCATGTCGTCCTTTTTAAATGGCCGGAGCAACCAGCGTTGCGCGCATCAGCGTGTTGGCCGCGCCGCCAATCGTGTGCTTTGATGTCGC